CAAAAAAGGAGAGATCGTCAAGACCTCTCCTTAAAGTATTATGATTCAGCCAACAGTGACTTGCATGTCCTCTTACAAACTGTCTGACTGTCATCACACTCTATCAAACAGTTAAAATAATCATTAATTGCATCGCTTTGTGTATCAGATTTGTCTAGTGTTCTCTCAAGATTAAAAATTGACTGTCTCCAACCAGCTAGTTGATTAAAAGAAATTAGGTTGTGCATAACACCTCCATGTACGGAACTTATGGTCACATGATTTAAGGTGGAAAGTTTCAAACCATTTGATCACCTCATAATTCTACCAGTATATAGTTGATTTGTGTGTAAATGAATACAATTGAGAAACAAAAATTTATGCCTATGAGATTATACTTATGCATAAAAAAAGAGAGAGTCGAAACCCTCTCTACAATGTAAGTTAGTGAATCACTTAGTATAGGTACGACCACGATAACAGAATGTACCGTGTGCCTCCTTGGACTCTACACAACGAGTAGAATACTCAACACCACGATATGAGGTGTGATTAATCTGTGCGTCGTGAAGCGCAGATGCTTTGTTGATCTGCTTCTTGATCATGTTTAGTGTGTTCATGAGTTGACTCCTAAAGTAGTTGGATTTTAATCCGTTCCTTTAGTCGTTTGCGTCCCATGGGTAGCAATCAGGCGTTGATTCCTTCATGACCTCAATCAACTCTACCTTAAAAGCATCAGAGATTTTCTCGTTTGCTTTCATCCTTAGAATGATTGCGTCTGCTTGTTGACAGGTGAGTGATGAATAGAATAAAAATTCTAGCATGAGATGAACGGCTCCGTTCCGCGACTTACTTGCGTCCCCTCAACGGGGATGAACGATAGGTCTATTATAGACCCTATGATCTATTTATGTCAAGTCTTCGCCAAATTCGTTAACCAAATTCTTTATCGTGGTCTCAGATCCGTCTAGGGTCTTAATCTCATATAGAGGAGATCTCATATACTTCTTCAATTTTCTATACTGCTTTGCTACTTCTGTTACCGCGTCAACATTAACGTTAATTCTTGCTTTTCCATCCCCATTTGGGGGACTATTAAATCCTACACTCATTTTTTCTGTGTCTTTGGTTTGTTTGCTTCACCCCAAAGTTTGGGGTTTCTTGTGCCATGTGTCCAATCCATTCCCTTGATAACATTACCATAGAGATCATAGTATGCATCAAATATATCAGCAGAAGATCCCATAATGATATCAAACCAACGATCGTCATTCAAATCTAGGGTCATCAAATAAGAATTTGATGGGAGAGATTTATCTTTTGCAGCATCAGAATCACAGTTGGCATGAACTACTGTGATTCCATACTTACTCTTAAAGAGTTTTATATCGTCAGAAGATAGTACCATTAACTGCGATTGCCCCACGTAATTTCTGGAAAAGCCTGAGCGACTACATTCTTGGTAATTTTGTATGCACTCTGAAGATTCTTGTCCTTACAAAGCACAAGAATATCTGCCTCTGATGGATGGAGAGTTTCGAGAACTTGAATAAAGATTGTTTCTCTCCTAGTTTTGGATAAACTATCGTTGCCGCCCTTCACAAAGTTGTAAAAGTTTCTACTCTCTTGGCGAATAGAAGTATGAATTGTTCCAGCTGGTGCATCATTTGGTTTGTATGGAACTTTACCTTCTGGGAGCATAGAAACTACGCTCTCATCGAAGTTCCAAATCAATGTGACCATTAATGCATCGGACTTGTACTTTTGCAGAACCTCTACTTTTTTTGCAGCGGTTCTCTGCTTAGAAACAAGTTCTAAAATTTCAGAAATGAACGGATTAGGTGGCAGTTCATTCTTCTTCGTCTTCGTTGTTGCCATAATACTCTTCTGGGTTTTCAAATCTTACTGCAAATACTGTATCGGGGATCACATTACCATGTTCATCATACATCTCTGGATGCAAATTATCTGGATGATATGGAGTGGTTTTGACAACGTGTTCTTTTGCCAACCATCCTATCACTGCGCCCACGAATAATGCAATTATACTAACAAATGACATTACTGTCAAGGTAAGAGCTTGCATCGTCTTTTCTCCTTATTGATTTTGTTTCCTTGCGTCGAAGGATAGATCAAAGCAGATGTGAAACTCTCTGTTAAAGAGAGAAACCATCTTTTCAAAACTGACTTGAAACGATTTCGGTTTCTCTCCTTTAGTTTTCTTTCGGAGCATAAGCTCCACACCTCTATTTATCGGTAGTTTTTCTCTTTCTCCCTGGTTTTCGGTCGGTTTCATACTGCCATGTCTCCTGCAAAATTGAGTTGAAATACTCCATAATCTTTCTAGCTCTTGGTTTACCAAGATGTCCGTACCCCTCACGAATTTGTTTGTGATTGGCGTCTTGTCCTCCTTCTAGATAAGTTTTTAGTTCTGCAATAGTGGTGGTAAGACTGCTGGCAGTAGAACTTTCAATAAATTCATTTACTTCAGTTCTCTTAGCAGAATTAGATTTCAAATAGTCATACATTTTAAATGTCATCACGTCTTTCAACATAGCATCGTCAATTACTTGTTCAACCATGAAAGAAAGATCGTTATGGTCCATTACTCTTCTGCTTTTTCTGGTAAGTGCTTCTGTTCTCTCACAAACTGAATGGTTTCAGCACAACCTCCAATTGATTTATCGTTGAAAGTTACTTGAGGGAAGCTTCCGCTATCCCCATATTCAGCAATGAATGACTCTTTAGTAAAGTCCCTATCCAACTTGTAGATGACATGTTTCAGTTCTAACCACTGAAGCAACCCAGCCACTTTGTCGCAATACGGACAACCATCCTTAGAATAAACAACAAACATAATGTTTTCGCTACTTGTTTTTATATATTAGATTAAAGATGTTGCCTCCTCCCAATCCTTTTGGAATCGTGCTAACCCATCATCAGTCATGACGTGATTATACATCTTCCAGAATACAACAGGGGGCATAGTAACTACTTCAGCACCATATAAGAAGCAACGTGATACATGATGACAGTCTCTCAGAGACGCAGCAAGAACCTGTGTAGGCATCTGATGAGAGCGAAGCACACCAGCAATGGCGCGGACCAGTTCTACACCACTGAAAGAGTTATCATTGCAACGTCCAACGAAAGGTGAGATGTATGTGGCACCTGCCTTTGCTGCCATGATTGCTTGTGCTGCTGAGAATACTAACGTAACATTAGTCTTAATGCCAGCACTACTCAACACTCTACATGCTTTGAGTCCTTCCACTGTGCAAGGAACTTTGATGGTCACAGAATCTCCCATAGAGATATATTGCTGTGCCTGAGCGATCATTTCTTCAGCAGTATCAGCAACAACCTCAGTAGATACACTCACAAAGTTTGGGAACTCATCAATAAGTTGTTGAGCAACATCAGGTAGAGTTCTGCCACTCTTAAGAATAAGTGTGGGGTTTGTTGTCACACCATCAAGAAGTCCAGTTTCATTTGCTGCTCTGATTTCCTCAATATCAGCGGTGTCCAGAAAAATTTTCATTAAAAAAGAGGGTCTTTAGACCCTCCAAGTATAGCACACTCTACTGGATTTTGCCAGTGAGTTTAGCGGCGACGATACTTTATTTATCTTTGTAGATCTCTTCTAGTTTCTCTCTAGACAAATCCACATACATCAACTCATCACCAGGAGCAGGTGCCTCTGGATGCTTTGGTTTAGGTCTATTCATCTCTATGTTAATAGATTGAATGTTACTCCACATCATTGCAAACGCAGCACCACCGATGATAGAAAAACATACGAAATAAAGAAAGACTTCGATATTATTCATGATCACTTTCATTAAAATGATTATTAATAACTTCAATACGCTCATCTTCATGAGCAATGATATCTAGTTGTTCCTGAATAGCAGCAAGCACATCAGGGTGCTCACCAATACCAACAGGATTGTGTAAGTATACTTCTACGTTTGCTTTTGCTTTGGCAATATTACCTAGAGCATCAGCAACTAGAGCATCCAACATTTTTTGGCGAAGATTGCAAGACATAGTAGTTTAGATTTATTTATTTTGGTAGGATGGGACCATCATACCACCATCTTGATCATCATCGTCATCAGGATTCTGAGTGACAAGGACAAAGATGAGAAGTGCAGCCCATACTATAACATATTCAAAGTGCATTTTTTTATGCCTCTTGAAGAGATTGAACTGTGTTGTGAAGTTCTCCAATGTCTCGGAGACCTTCAACGCTGAACCAAGGGGCATTTGCCCAACTGAATCCTTCACCCATAGTGCTATCGGGTGCTGTGATGTACCAATGACATGCTGTGTCTGGTACATCTACGGCACACTTAGACCAATCATCACTCCACTGTGGGACTTGA